TAGTAAAAGATTTACAAAAGTTAGACCCAGGCTCAGAACTGGTACAACTTTTTGAAATTGAATATGCTAAAAATAACTATGTATATGTAATGTCAGGACTTGACTCTGATTTGACAGAAGTTCAAATGAGAGACTACACAAATAATGCAACTATAAGAACATATACTGCCATACCAATTAAAGCAGAAGGATTTGAAACAAAAAATGATGGTGCACAACCAAAGCCCACATTAGCGATTGCAAATGCAACAACAGCTTTTAGTGGTGCAATTGGTACTACTGATTACGAAAGTTTAGTTGGACTTAAAATTATCAGACGACTTACTCTAAAGAAATATCTATACGGAGAAAGCGGAGATGCAAGTCCACCAGTAGAATATCCTAGACAAGTATGGTATGTTGATAGAATAAAATCAAGAAATAAAGTACAGATTACTTTAGAACTTGCTTCCCCATTTGATTTGAGTGGAATACAACTACCGGGTCGTTCTATTGTGGCAAATAGATGTCCTTTTATGTATCAGGGCGCAAGTGACCATTTACCAGAGTATAAAAAAGCACAGAGTGGATGTACTTGGAATATAGATGGAAAAAAGAAAATACAATATAGTAGCTATGACGGTGGAACAGAATATACCGTTTATGCAAATGTAGACGATGAGTATATTATTGATGAAAGTATTGTAAGTGGATTAACTCCATCTTCTACTCCAGCAAGTATTACAATAGATGCATATTACAAAACACAAATAAGTGCAACTCGATTTAATGCAAACGGAACAACAAGTAGTGTTACAAAAAACTTATACTGGCAAGCTACAGCAACAACAGCAAGTCCAGGTACAATAAGTGTAAGTAATAGTAACTTTAAACCAGTGAGAGTATATAATGCATACTCACATGGTACAGAATATTTTACATATTCAGATGATAGATATAACGATTATGTAACTTTTACTGACAATGTATCAACCAGTGAAACTTACAACTATACTCTTATGTGGAAAGCAGTAAAACCTTCAGAAAGTGTAAAACCTGATTTTGGAGTTTACTGGCAAAGAGGAGATACTTGTAGTAAAAGTTTAGATGGATGTAAACTGAGATTTGGATTTCAACCAAAAGATTTAGCAAACTCTAGTACAACAGGAAAGGCAAAAACAAATACGGGAGCAGACCTACCATTTGGTGGATTCCCAGCAGCAAAGGCATTCTCGTGATCGAGGATATTTTTGCCCATGCAGAATCAGCTGCGCCTGGTGAATGTTGTGGACTTGTTGTACAGGATGAAAACGGAGAAAAATATATTCCGAGTGAAAATCTCCACGAAGACAATTCGCAGTTTAAAATTGACCCAAAGTTGTTCATTCATCATCAACTAAAATCAAATATAAAATATGTTGTCCATAGTCACTACGACTCGGATTGTCGCCCAAGTGAGTATGACATAGATAATTGTAATGCGGTAGGTATTCCATATTTAATTGTTTCCTACCCACAAAAAGAGGTATTTATACTAGAACCAACATGAAAAGAAAGATAATATTATTAGGTAGAATGGGAGAACTCTTTGGAAAAGAGCATAATCTCGTATGTAAAAATGTGCATGAAGCAATGCATGCTATCGATCAACTTAAGGGAGGCTTAAGAAAATATTTACTAGACTGTACTGATAAAGGTATAGAGTTTCATGTGGCAAAAGGAGACGAACTTCTTGAATACGATAATCTACATTCAGACCTAGGAGAAAACGATTTAGTTATCACACCTTTACCACAAGGTGCAGACCTTCTAAAAACAATTATTGGTATTGCACTTATAGTTCTTGGAGCAGTAACTTTTGGAGCAACAACAGGTATTGGTATAGCACTTATAGTTGGAGGAGGATTACTTGCACTAAAAGGAATTGTAGATATGTTAACTCCAGAAATGCCCGATGATTCTTCAGATGAATCAAACTTATTCAAAGGCCCGATTAATAATGCCAAAGTAGGTATACCTGTGCCTCTCGCCTATGGAAAACTAGAAGTCGGTGGCGCACCTATAAACTTTGGATTTACAGATTCAAAAATAACTTCTGCACCAGGATTTACTTTTGGTAAAAAAGATGGAACAGGTGGAGGATACTCTGGTGGCGGAGGCGGTGGCGGCGCTGGAGGCGGCGGTGGCGGCGGTGGCGGTGGCGGCCGTGAAAGAGACGCTATAAAACATACGGAGCAAGAATAATGGCTGGTAATTCAAGATACAATAAGTTTACAAAGACTACTAAACATCAGACCGCTGTTATTTATGATGCTATATCAGAAGGTCCAATAGAAGGATTAGTTAATGGGCCAAATAGTATTATAATAGACGGAAACCCTGCGGCTTCTCAAAATGTTTCTACTTATTATCAAATGTTTAGGTCACCAAATGCGTCTTATGTATCTACTACAAAAGTTATTACAGATATTGGTGGTGGTAATATATTTGACAACATTACTACAGCACAGGGAGAAAGATACGCTTCAGTTATTGCAGGTAAAAAACGAGCAACAGATTGTAGCACAACAGCAGGATCACGAATTATTACTACAGCATCAGCTTTCTTTGCCGCAGATGATATTTATGATGAAGGAGTACCGCTCAATCAATTTATCAGAATCGAAGGAGCAGGTGTAGCAAATGGAGAATACGCAGGACAGATCGTACAATACATAAATACTACTGCAGTAAGAGTAGACTCAGCTCCCGCTCAAACAGTATCTTCCGCAAATGTTTCTATAGACTTAGTTGATAAAGTTGCAAGTTACTCTGGAAATACATGTACTTTAACAACAGGTGGTGGAATTAATACAAATCCAACTGCGGTTTTACTATCCCCACCAGCAGTACCTGCAGGAGAACCTTTAAAATATAACTTTAACAATTTTGGATGGGCATTTAGACCAGGTGAGAGAGACCAATCTTATTTATCCGCCCCTTCTGGAGTTGGAAGCGCATCTTCAGCACATTCAATAAATCAAGCTCTTGATCAAACAGACCTACGTTCTATTGGACAACCTACAAACTCAGCTTTAAGAATTGATACCGATATTTCTCCAGATAGAAATGGAGAAACAGGTATCTCTAGAGTTGCGTCTACAGGTATGAATATTGCAGACCCAGGTGAAATTGATTTTATTCGTGTAACTTTAAATCACGCACAAATGATTTCTCGAAAAGAAAATGGAAAAACAGGTAATGGATTTGCTGAGTATAGAATAGTATTTTCATATAAAACAGATGCGACAGATGATTTTGCAAATAATGAAAAAGTAATTTTTGGTAGATCATCTTTATCCTCAAATACAAAACATTATCATGCAAATACTCGTGTAAAATCTGGAAGTACTGGAATAATTGATACAAAAACTCAATCACCTTTTAATAGTATTTTTAGTTTTGATATTTCAAAGTATCAACCATTTACTGATTACAAAATAGATATACAAAGAGTATCTCCAATTAACCAAAAAGAAAATAGCTGGCAACAGACAAACCAAGGTAGTGTTGTTTCAATTGAAAATATCATTACAGACAAATTAACTTATCCTTATACTGCATATGCAGGAGTAGTAGTTGATGCCGAAGACTTTGAAGATATTCCAGAAAGAGCTTATGAAATAAGAGGACTTCGTGTAAAAGTTCCTACTAATTACTTTCCTTTAGAAGAAATACATGATTCAACAGGAATAAGAAGAGCAGTCGCATCTTACACTAGAAATGTAACTACTGGTGTAGATACAGGAGCAGAAGTTGATTGGGATGGTAACTTTAGAGGAGACAAGAAAACTTTTGACGCTGCTTCTCCAAACCATGAGGCTGTATTCTGTAATAACCCTGTATGGGTTTTTATGGACTTAGTCTCAAATCCAAGATATGGATTAGGTAAGTATGTAGACCCAGATTTTGACTTTACACAAATTGATAAATATACATTATACAATCTAGCAAAATATTGTGACGAACTTGTACCAGATGGAAAAGGCGGAACAGAACCTAGATTTACATGTAATTTATATATTCAAAAAGGTCAGGACGCTTTAAGACTATTAAAAGATTTAACTACTATGATTCGTGGTATGTTAATTTGGCACAATGGTCAAATAAGTTTAAACTCGAACAGAGAGAAAGGTGCGATATACACTTTTGGTAAATCAAATGTAATTGATGGAACATTTGAATATGCAGGAACTTCAAAAAGATTTAGAACAAATGAAATAAAAGTTACTTGGAATGACCCTGAGAATAGATATAAACAAGCAGTAGAAATTGTCACAGATGACAATAATATTGCAGAAACAGGCAGAGTAGTAACAAAAGACTTACCAGCACTTGGATGTACTTCACAAGGTCAAGCACAAAGACTTGGTAAGTGGCATTTACTTACTGAAAAATTAGAAAAAGAAGTTGTAACATTTAAAACAGGTATAAATGGTGGTGCACTTGTAGCAGGTGATGTAATTTTAATACAAGACGCAGATAATGAGAATGTTCAGTTTAGTGGTCGTATCTCTAGTGCAACATCATCAACTACTACTGTAATCGAAACAGACAGAGCAATCTCTCTCAATGGTACAGATAACTTTGACTTACATTTAATCTTTCCAAAAGGCGGTGCTTATCTTGGACAACCAAGAGCAACTATAAATGGAAGTTCTTATAGCGTTGGTGATTTAATACTAGAACACGCAAATGGTACTGCTATTACAACTCAGGCTACCGCATCACAATTAAAAGATGATGCAGGCGCACTTGTACAAGTTATCTGGTCAGACGATCAAAGAATAGAAACAAAACCAATCTCATCATATAACTCATCAAATATTACAGTATCAAGT